CCGCCTTGATCTCCACCTGCACCAAGTTGACCCGTACCAATAGCCCGTATTGTATCTCCAGCTTCTTTTGCTTTTGATGTAAGGATGTCAATGCCTCTAATTACTCCAGCAATAGTGGCTAACATGGCTGCAGCCATAAATGCGCCACCAATTGGGTTGAGCATAAACATTTCCGCAATGGCAGCCGCTACTGCACTGTTTCTTAAAACGTTAATTGTTTTAATGATTGTTTGTAATGCTGTGATAAAGGCGGCAACCTTAGTAATTGCAAACCCAGCAAGCATGACTGCGCCAAACACTTTAAGCAATTCAATATTGTCAGATATTAACTTACCCATTTTAGTTAATACGTCAGCGGCAGATTCTCCAAAGTTAATAATCTTTGTTTGTAATTGCTCAATGTCCACTGATTTTGTTATTTGCATTAACGCTTCAACAAGACCTGCGCCGATACTTTCTTTTGCCTGATCTGCCGCAACTTTGATTCTTGCTAATTTGCCAGCAAATGTGTTGGCAGCGGTTGAAGCAGCGCCCTTTGTAATTGCTGTAACCTCTTTAAGTATTTTAGAAAAATCACCTGAAGCAAGGGTGGCTTTACTTATACCTAATCCAAGTGTGCCAACTGCTTTAGTGTTTCCTAAGTAAGCCTTACTCAAAGCATCTGCCGCCTGGGTAACGCTGATCCCTTGACGGGCTGCAATATCCAGGGCAATATTAGTTAAATTCTGACTAGCGGCTAGACTGCGTGTAGTTGTTAATAGTTGCTCGTATGCCGGTATTAACTGATTGTCAGCAACTCCATATTGTAATTTTAAAGTGTTTAAAAAGGCTAGTGAATCGTTAGTAGCAAACTCAAAACCAATAGACCTTAAAGAGTTTTTAAATAGGTTTAATTGTTTTTCGTTTTCAGCAAAGGCTGTGATGGCAGATTTAGCAAAGGCTGCAACGCCCACTCCGATTAAAGCATGTTTAACAGTCCTACCTAATTTGTCAGCTGCGTTTTCAGCTTGAGCGAAAGCACGCTTGCCTGTAAATTGGGCGGCAATATCAATTACTACACTCATTGACTGACCTTCCTAAAGTATTGTTTTTTGCTGAACATAGTGTTGGCGTTATCTATAGCCTTAAACACTGCCGTATTAGCCTTGCCTTGATCTTCGCCCCATGCACGATAGATTAGGCGACCTTTCATATAACGACCACGCTTTGTAGAGCTTTCAATATTGCCCTGATAAATCTGTCCCATTGCCTGGATAAACTGTTTGCCGGCATTAGGGTTGTTAGAGTGGCTGACAGAATGGTCACTTGGATCGCCAAGACGACCAACCCAGGGTTGACCATTAGGGTTTTTACGTCCAGCGGTTTCGTAAATAGAACCCTCAGCTGATTTGTTAATAATAAAATAAACAGCTTTAAACCCACGTCTATTTGTTTTGCGTGGGGTAGTGCTGTACTTAATGCCCTTAACTACTTTCGCTGCGTTGTATAAAGGAAACTTGCGAAGCCCGTCGCCACGCTTTTCTGACCGCTTGCGATAACTCCAGTTACTAAGTGGCGATTCAGTCGGCGCATAAGATTGTGCCTTCTTAACAACGCCACCTAAAGCCAAACCAATTTGATCGTCTAGTTGGACGCTCAATTCAGGGGTATAGTCTCTTAGAGCCTTCTTCAGCTCAATTAAACCTTTTACCTCTGTTGCCATTTTCCCTAGCCTTTGCGTCATCGTTGAGAACTGCCAATGTAGCCTTAAGCAAATCTCTATCCATATTTATGTACTCAGAGTGAGGAATTCGTGTTGTAATTGCTAACCTAGCAACAAGGTAGTGAAACGAATCCCTCGTTATCCATTTGGGTTATCAGCATCCAAGATTTCAACTTTAGCAAGTGTCTCCAGGTACTTATCACCAAAAGGCACAACAGTTACTCCGTTGCGCCTTTCAGCTTCAAAAGCCAACCAATAGACCCCAGTTTGTTTTTCTTCTTCTCGGAAATATTTATGAAAACCACATTTCATTTCACGTTCAAATGCAAACTCAATAGCAGGTGTAATTTCGTATTCGTTAACTTCACCTGAAGCCTTGGTTATTTTAAGTTTAATCATTTTAGTCCTTTGTTATGCCCATGTTCCGGTTGTAGCTGGGGCAGTCTTGCTATTACATGTAAATGTAATGTCGAAGGTTGCTATATCAGCTGGAGATGGGGCGTTAATGTCGGTTAGGTTGTCAACAAGAATTGTACCTGTATAAATAGGATTTGTTGCCGAAACCGCACCTGAAGTATCCTGAATTGCTGAAAAAGCAACAGTTGATCCAAAAGCAGCTTGTAGTGTTGCACGAACTGAACCTGCGCCTGAAGCAGCGTCGTTGTTTAGGAATGTTACGGTGATTGTGTCCGCAGCCAATCCAGTTGCAAATTTGTGACTTGTATCACCCATGGCTGTAACTTCAATTTGATCTACAACACGGTTTAGCACAAATGATTGTACATATGCGGATAGATCGACAGTTGCGACCTTAAATCCGACTTTGTTATTTAGGAAAGTTGCCATGAATTATTCCTCGTCTTTCTTGGCGATTGTTGGTTTTGGCTTGTCTTGCGGTACTTCTTGTCCGATCTTTTTAAGAAAGGCAATGTCTTCGTCTGTTAGTGTCATTTTAACTCCAAGTTGTTAAGGTGCTTATGTTTATTGTGGAGACCATCATTTCCTGGGCTTCCTGCAATACTGAAGGTGCGGAAACGCTTTCAACATTGAACTTAATGGTTGAAGCACTAAGTTTTAAAAACACAGCGCAGACCATGTTTTCCAATGCTATCAAAGACGCTTGATTGTCTAACATTGGCACTATGCAAGTGATAATAAAGTTTGCTTTTGCACCAACATTATATTGATTGTTACTAGGCTCTAGCATAGGCTCGTTATAGCGTAGAACAACACTGTTGGCAGTAGGTGTGGCAGGGACGTAGCTGAACGTATCCCACACCCCTGCGTTGCTTAGCGCAGACGCAATGGAAGCTCTGAGAGTTGTAACGGCAACTGTCATTAGCCTATTAATCCATTGGGGGCTAAGTGGTTCGCAAGTAAGCCTCTGACTTTTGCCAGTAATGTCGAACCCATTTTAAATGGCGACGGTTGAAAATTAGGATCTAATGCGCCGCCGTTAGCAGCTTGTTTTGCTTGCCAAATTTCAGTACATACCATCAAGGTCGCAAGCTTAACTTCGGGCACGCTACCGTATGCAACATAATCAGTTGCAGCAACAGTACCGTAAGGACTGGTTGGATGAATTGGCTCAACTGTGGAATGTGAAGTTACAAAAGTTATTGAATATGTATCTACCTCTGTGATCGTTTTAGAACCATTAAAAGCTGCGCCGTTACCACTTACCGTTACTACTTGACCAACAAAAAATTCATGCGCTGTATCAAAATACAATGTGCCTTTACCAACAACGTGTGAATGAGCAGAATTGAAAGCCTGATTTTTCCAAAGGTAATCTGTAATTATGTTTTGTCCAGCCTGACAAACTTCTTCGACAGCAGCCGAAGAATACAAGCTGCCCAAACTCAGGTTTGCTCTAAGCTCTGCTTCGGTGCAAAATGTGGCTGCCATGATTCCCTTCTTAGAGTAAGGGGGCTAAGGCTTCCAAAGCCCCCTCACATTTAATAACAGTCTAAATTAAGACTTGTTAAACTTGCGGATTCCGCCAGCTTGCTTTGTTAGCACGCTTGCATAACCGTAAATCTGAATTGAAATCTTGCCATTATCAGCAAGTTGAACCTGCAATTTTGTAACAGGTGATTCGTAAAATGTAATTGCCTCAGGTACTACCAAGAAGCATGAATCATCGATGAACCCTGAAGCCAAAACATTTTCATCAACATATAGGTTGCTGCCAAGTACAGTTCCAGTGATTGATTGACCTGAAACGTTACCTGAATTGTTTTGAGGATTTGAAGCTGTATAAAGCGCACGCTTTGTTGAATCTTGCATGCCCATGATTGCAGCCCATACGTCAGTTGACGCAATAAGGTTACGTGCAAACTTACCTGTTGACTTCTTTGCTGCGGCTGCTTCGTTTGCAAGAAATGCTTGCAGTCCGTCTGCATCTGCTGTTGTTGCTGTTGCAACTGTTCCGTCTGCAACAATTGTTTGCAGAACTAACTTGTCAGACTTCTTAGCGTAAGCATTATTTAACTCACGTACAAGCTCTGAATAAAATTCCGGACTTGATCTATCAATCAACTCCCATGTTACTTCATTTTTTGCAGCTAGTTTGACGATTGAAGCAGTTAGATAACCTGATTCCATTTCAACATTTGTCATTGCTGCGCCTTCATTAACTTCGTTTACCTCAGGGGCAACAGTTAATTTAGGAACTGTAAAACTAAGTCCGCTTACTGGGACGCTTCCGCGACTGATTGCGTCAATTGCTGGACGATCTGAAATTGTTGAAGTAACAAATTCTTGCATGTGCAAAGGTAATGTTAAACCAGTATTTGTTGTAGTGCTTGAATCAGCTGCAAGGATTAATTGACGAGATGAATCATCACCCATTGCTGCTTTGATTGTGTTCTCAAGATATTGAGCTGAAGTCATTGGTGCAACGCGTGGTGTTGTGTACACCGCGGCGGTTACTGTTGGGCGAGAAGCTTCAACCGCTGGGGTTTCTACTACCTCGGTCGCAACAGGTGTATCGGTTGTTGTGTTATCCACAATTTCCTCTATTTCTGTTTTGGTTTCGGTTGAAACTGCTTCTGTATTTTCAGACGCAGCAACTTTAGATACTCCCGCGTTTTCGTTTCCGAAAGCCGCAGCCTGTACTAAAGAAACTTCATATAAATTAGCGGCGGATACATAATAAACGCCGTCTTTGTTTTTTCCTTTAATAACTTCCACACCAACTGATAGTCCGTTACGCAATTGCCACTCATCTGAAGCTTCAATTAATGCGTCATTGCCTCTTTGTGTGTTTGACAACTTGAACTCTGCATAAATGCCCTCATCTGTGATTTGAACAGTATCTTTCTTAAGATAACCTAGAGGTGCTTTAGGGTCATGCTCTAAAAGTAATTTTTGACGCTTTGAAGGGTCAATTTGAATAGAACCTTTTTCAAATACAACTTTGCCAACATTTGTTGAGCCAATTTTTTCAAACGGTACAATTTGACCGCCAATAATGCGACGCTCTGTATCGCTTGAAGTTAGTTCTGCACTAAAATTAATTATTTCCATATTACTCATCTCCATTAGGGCTTAAGTCTTCCATTGCTCTAGCTTGTTCTACTGTTATTAATTCCAGTTGCAACATCTTTTCAACAACTGCAAGTCTTTCAAGTGGGTCGGTACGCAAAAATCCTGAATCAATATCAAAACGAATATGTTGTGTTGAAGGCGTAAGATCGTCTAAAGAAAAACGTCTTTCAATCGCCTGAATATAAGGCGCAAGTGTAAAACTTACGAGCTGGCGACGGTTGTCAAGGATATTTTGATAAACCATACTGTTATTCATGTCAGCATTTAAATAAAACGCGTCTATATTAAATAGTCTTGCCACTTGAGCCGCACTATTCTGAAGCGCGTCCACATACATCATATCTTTAGGAGAAAAGGCAGTTGGTTGGTATTCAAGGCTTGCAGTTAAGTAAGCAGTTGATCGTGTTTCTCTAGCACGACGCCAAGCAGCTAATAAACCTGCAACTTCTTTTTCACCCATATCGCTGCCATTATTTTTCAAGATTCCCGCTGGTTGCGGTGTGCTTGAAGCAACGGCAACAGCTTTTTCTAAATCGGCAGCTGATCTAAGTATTCTTGCACCTGAAGTTAAAAGAGAATCTTTACCAATTTGAATTGTAACTAAACTATCAATACCTTCCATTGGAACAGGTTTTCCGTCAACATGATAGGTTTTGACTAGCGTGTTGTTATTATTTAACTCAACCGTAACTCTTGAGTTAACAACATATTCAAATCGTGCAGGGCGATTGTCGTCTTGATAAACTTCTTTTACTTGAAGATATGCTACCGAATACCAAATTAACGAATCAACAACCCAAGAAAGAGTTACATTGTTTGGCGCGTTTTTAGTTAATTGATTAACCCAGGGTAAATTAGGTATTTCCTCGCCAGTTGCTTTTGAGTAAGTGGAAAGTTCCATGCCGCTAATAATTCCGCAAATAATATTGCGTGCCTGTTGCACAGAAGGGATGGTGATGGCTTCAGCTCTATCGAAACTTAATGGTTGAAATGGTTGAAAATAATTAAAAGTATCGCCCATAACCGAAGGGGCTAATTCAGCCTTTATATTAGTTTTTGGTGTTATGCCTATCAAATCGCGGAAAAATCCCATAGGAGTATTATATCAGTTAACTGCGTCACACGTAGATCATTGGTACTGATATTGGTTTTGATAACATGTTAACGCACATTGCTGTTGCAATGGCAGCTGTAACGTCTCCAGCGGATTTTCTACGAATTACACGAAATCCTGAGTCATTGTATTTGGCTGCGCAGTTGTTCATACTGCTTACCCACTCAGGTTGCCCTGAATGCAAAAGTCTAAAGTTAGTCAAAGAGTCTGCAAGCTCTCCACAAGCCTGGTAGAAATTCTGACCGCTTATATCAATTAGCCTGTGACCCTGTTGCTCTAATTTTTGCGCAATTGACGCAGTGGCATATCTGTCATACGCAATTTGAGACGGTCTGTATTTTAAGCACCAGTCATGTATTGCCTGGGTCATTTTTAGCTCGTCAATAGCAATATCTGAGCTAAATGTCTCCATAATGCCTACACCAATCTTGCCATCAACGATTTGGGCGGCAACGAGTGATCCAGTTCTTTTTGATGGACTAACATCAAATGCGAAGACCGTGTTAGCACCTACTGGCAATATCAGATCGTTTTTGCTACAAGCTTCAATCGAGCCAAATGTCCAGGGCGATACTTGCGAATCAATCCAAACTGAAAATGTCTCGGTAAGCGTTGCTTCAATAGAGTTTGTTGCAATTGATTCCTCAATGGCTTCCTCTGTGATCGTATGTCCAAGGGCGGGGTTACTTATTGCCCACAGCTTGCGATCCTGAAGATTTTGCCTAATCGAGACCGGTGCGCTGTATTCATAAAATCCAAATGTAGGGCTTGGATACTCCATTGCCTTTGTTCGTAAATCATTAAGCACTGTACTAAAAGCATCTCCAGCGTTCGAGCAATAAAGGCTTTGTGCATTTGGTCTTGCACGTGTAGTTGGCACAGCTGCTTGAAAGCCCTCAACTGAGATTTCGCGTAACTCATCGATGAATAATAAATCAGCGTGCTTGCCGCGACTGCCATCCCTAGTGGCTGCAACAATCTCATAACGAGTGTTATCTTTTAATGTAATTGATTCTTGTCCGTTTGTGTATCTAATTGCCTTGGTCTTGTAAAGCAACACGTCATTTTCCTCAATAGTGTTTGCCACAGCTCTAAACACATCAAATGCCATAGATCGGTTAGAAGATAGTCCGATTATGTTTTTTGAGTCAAAAACAAACATATGAGCCAGGATCATGACTTTAGCTAGTTCAGTCTTCCCGTTTTGGCGTGGGGTAATCGCCAACAAACTACGTCTCTTGAATTTTAAATCCTTGTCCACCTTCAACATGTCCTCGAGCACAAATTCTTGCCAGGGTAAAAGTTTTATGTTGATAGTTTCCAAAAATTTCAAAACTTCAGGCAAGCGAGAGTCCCCTTTTAGAAAAGGTGTGTGAATACGAGGCTTTACAGCCCCTATGAGCGGTTTTTTCTTTGCCCCTCGTGTCGGGACATCACCGGCGGTCTGCTTAGGCTTCTTAGGGCTACTCATGGCTTCTCAAAGGGACTTGGCGGCTTTGTCATGACCGTTTCAGGGAGAGGAACGCCTGA